TCCTTCTCGTCGTACTCGATCCGCTTCTCGGCGGCCTTCGCTGATCGCTCTTTTCCAGTCTTGGCCATGGCCAACCTCTTCTATACCGCTGGCCGGCATCGCCAGCCAGGTTTGTCGTTTGCGTTGTTGGGTGCGGAAGCGTCTCACGCTGCTACCTTGACCTGATTCCAGGCTCCGACCGCTTCAAAAATCCGCGCAGCGTGAGCCTCGTCGAGCGATATGGATTCAGGAATAGCGATCCAACCAGAAGCCACCATCTGGCTTTGATTGGCGGAGTCACGCAGCTTCTTGTAGCAATGCTCGATCACGTCTTCCAGATGGTCGGAGAGATAGACGCCGTCCGGCGCCACCTCAATCGACTTGCTGTAGCGGTCGCCGCGAGCATCAATACAGAGAGCGCTGAGGTAGATCGTCCAGCGATGGGGAATACCGCACACGGCCTGACCAATCTTTCCGGGCGCGATGTTCTTCAGCGACTTGTAATTGATCATGCCCTGGTGGCCGCTGGGATCGATGTTCACCACTGCGACGTGGTTGGTGCTGAGCAGTGCCCGGCACGATCGCTCGACTCGGGCACGCATGTTGTTGGGTTTGCGCTTGCTCATAGTGAGTCCGCCATTTTGCGAAGCGCCAACCGCTCAGCCCGTGTCATCGCCTTGGGGCGGCGTTTGAGGACGGTGTCTGGATCGATCTTTGTGGAACGCTCAGCAGGTGGTGGATTGATTTGAGCGGGCTCCGACCTGGAGAAGCGCCCGCCCGCGGCTAAGTGCTGTTCGACCTGGCTGGAAAGCTCCAGCGCTTTCTCGCGCCGGAACTCGATGTCGTATTTAAGGTTGCTGATCATGATCAAGCTCCTAAGCGATGGGCCTGCGCCCGGGCCTTGTCCGCGACCTCATCGACCATGCGATTCAGCTCCAGGTTGAACTGGACCAGCTCTTTGTGCAGGTTGGCGATGTAGTCTTCGTCGCGGTGAATCGTCTCGATGTAGAGCTGACACTCTTCATCTTGGCGAGAATCGAACGATAGGAAGTCCCACCATTTTCGCCCCGTAACGAACATGCAGCCTTGGACCTGCGGCATGTGTTCCTCGGGCATGCCTTCGAGCCATGTCCTGACGTGAATCGCCTCGTTGAAAGGGCACTTCGACTCGGTGCCCCCGTCATCGTTGATCAGGCCGTCTGGTGAGCAGCCGAGCCAGTCGTACTTCGGGTGGACGATGAACTCTGATGGTATGACGATGTTGCCGGTCAGCATCTCGTAGGCGTCCTGAGCCTTCTGTTCTTCGGTGTGACCCCACTTCATGGAAGCACTGCTGACGTTGTGCTTGGACTTCTTTGCCAGTCGCTCGAAGCACAGTTCGCGCATGTATGAGGTGCGCGCACCCATAGGCTCGCGCTTCCCATTTTTGTCAGGCTTCCCCCAGGCAATCACATCTTTAAACCGGCTGGCTGTCACTCGGCCAGATCGGTCTGCATGCCACTTTTCAGTGCCTTGAAGTTCCGTTCTCACTACGCCGCTTCCTCGGCCTGAGACAGGTCGTCGTGGGTGCCAGTTATGTCGGTGAAGTCGCCATCAACAGTTGCCGCCATGGACTTGAGCGCTTCATGGCACTCCAGACCGATTGCTGCGCGCTGCTTCGGCTTGAGACCTGCCCAAGCTGCCGCATAGGCGTCGATGTCCTGCTGTTTCGCGACGGCCAAAAGGTCGGCGAATACTCCGTCGATTTCCGGTGAGGGGGATTTCGGACCGAAGGAAACGCTAGATGCGGCCGCAGCGTTATTGGCCTGCTCGGTAGGAGTGATATCGATCTCGTTTCCGTAGGAGCCTTCGAACTCGTCAGGCGTGTAAACACCCAGGATCACGTCTGGGCAAAACAGGCGAGCCCACTTCTTTGTAGCGAGGTAGGCGATCTGCTGCTTTGGGTCGTCAGCCCAAAGTGTGGAGTTACGAGTACGAGCTTGCGCCATGAGTGTCTCAAGCACTCGCGGCTCGTCCTCACCACGGAATGTTGCCCACACTCTGACGCCCAAGCCCACTTCGTCGAGCAAGCCCCAGCCAGGAACACGATATTCCTTGTTTTCAGCGTTTTTCTTAACGAGGAATTTGCCAACTATCTTTTCCCAAGGACCAAACCAGTCATAGTGCAGGCGGTCGATGGTGGGAGCCTTGGAGGTGATCACGGCGTTGACCAACTGGGCTTCATAGCTCAGCGCGCCACCTTTTACGATGAACGTTTTCTGAGCTACCGCGAATGGGTTCATTTGCCACTGCATTGCCTGCAAGACGATTGCCATGCAGTCGGCCTTGTTGCCCCGCAGGTGTTCAGGAACCGTCGTTTTCCCATCAGCCATCATGGTCGCAAGATCAGTCATCGACCTCATCGTGCCTGGATCGAGGATGAGTGCAGCGGCGTTGTGCGACGGATCGTGGTACGTGGCGAGGCTTGTTGTTGCTTGAGTGTCTGAATCGTTCATTGCGCTCTCCGTGGCCGACAAGGAGCGGGTCGGCCGTTAGATGGAAAGGGTGGTTAGAAGCGGATGGCTTGAAGCCAGGCGCGAGCAGTGTCGAGGTCCACGTCGAAACCCAGGGCTACAACCTCGACAATGTCGTCAACCGATGGGGCGGTCGTAGTCACGTCATCGGATTGAGCGGCGATCGCATGCGCACTGATAGGTGTTACTTCAGCCTTCTCCGCGACCACTGGGGCAGCCACTGGGGTGACTGGAAGTGGTGCCGCAGCCTGGGCGCGCAGGCGGGCCAGCTCTTCTTGGTCACGTTGATACTGTGCGTCGCGTTCGCGCTGCTGGCGCTGTTGCTCTTCCTGCTGGTCACGTTGTTGGCGTTGCTGTGCTTCCATGTCGCGGCGCTGCTGGTCCAGATCATCCTGCTGCTTCTTCAAACGCAGACGGTCTTCCTCGGCGCGTTGCTTGCGCAACTCCTCAGCTTCAGCGTCGGCAATGCGTTGCTTCTCGCGCAGTTCATCAAGTTCTTTCTGCTGGGCCAGCAGCTTGGCGGCAGCCTCTTCTCGTTCAACCGCAGACTTGTGCAGCGTTTCAAGCTGATCAATCGCGTTGTCGCGGGCGATGGTGCCTTCAGCTTCGAACTCGGCATATTCTTCGGGCAGAATCACCGACTCCTTGACGCTTTGCAGGACGCTTGCGACATCAGCAGCGCTGCGGCTTGCATATGCAGCAGCGACAGAACTAAAGCGGGTAATCTTCGTCCGGATAGCTTCGACACGTTCCGCCTCGACACGCTCGCGCTCGGCCTTGGCGTCAGCTACGCGTTTTTCTTCGGCCTTGATTGCTTCGTCAACAGGCGCCTCGATTGCCAAGACTCGATCCTTCAGGGCCTCGCCGAACTCCTTAACCTGGTTGACGCGAGCCTGGGCATCTTTGACTTTCTGTTGATATGGAACGAGCGCCGTCTTGGTGGTGTTCGCCAGGGCGTAGCGCACGTCGCGGATATCAACGCGAACTTCCTTCGCATTCGCCAAACCTTCGCTGGTCGAGCAGTCAACGACCAGCTTCGCGTAAGTGGTTTCCAGACGAACGATCTGTTCCTCGTGCGGCCGATATTCGGCGATGTCGGTGACGGCAACCGCAGGAACCACAGATTTTTGTACGTCGTCGGTTTCGCTCATTTCGAGCGATTCTTGTGCTTGTTTAGTATTTGCGGACATGACAGTTCCTTGCGGCGCGGTACGCAGCTTTGAAGGTGTGGGTTATTGAGTGAGCTGGCCGGAGTAGGCGCTTGCCAACATCCATGCGGTGAAGAAGAGCAGGGCGATGGCTGAGCCGCGCCAGAACCAAAAGCGCTTTGCGCGCTGATAGGAAGTCATGGCCGAACCCTCACCGCGATCCGGCCGCCTTTCATGGTTGCCGCCAGACGACGTGGCAGGCTGACGACCAGGGCTTCGCGAGACCTGCCAATCACCTCGTTGAACGGTAGGCCGAAACCCAGCAGGACCAGCTTCGATTCGATCTCGTCGAGTTGCTCGTCGATCAGTGATTTAACCGGTGGGGTCGTCATGCCGCTGCTCCCTGCTTGTTCGACTCGTTGTAGGAGGAGTAGATCTGATCAATGCGGGCCCGGTAGTGACGCTGCTCGCCGTCGTCGATGACGCGCAGCAGGTATGCCAGGGTAATGACCGATGTCGCCGCCGAACTGGCGTTTGGCTTGCCCAAATCGCGGATCATGTTGTCGATCTCACCCTCGATCCAGGTGACCGCCGTATCGTGGTCTCGTTGTTGAGTGCTCACGCTGCGCCTCCTTTTGGCGGACACACCATTTCCATTTGAGCCATGGTTGCGGTAATGCGCCGCTTCAGGCTTTTGTGCTCTTCGATTGAGCGAGCGGCACGATCAGCCAGCGCCTGAGTGCGCATCTGTTCGGAGGCTTCGTAGTCGTGGAACTCGTCGGGCTTCGCTTTCTTCTCGCGACCCCAAGCGTCGTAGCGCCTATCCCACTCTCGGACTTGCGCACCGTCTGCATAGCTGGTTGCCATGGTCGCCTCCAGTGTTTGGGTTAGGTGTTGTGCAGGAAGGCGCGAGAGGCGAGCATCGCGTCCGCCATCTTGTAAGCGGCTTTGGCCGTGTGATGCTCGGCATCGTCAAGGCCGAAAAGGCATGGCGCTCCGGCGGTGGAGATGAGTGCCTGCATGGCTTTTGCCGCGAAGTAATCGCGGACGGTGACGCCATACTCGCGTCCGGACTGGTGATCTGGCGCAGAAGGAAAGGCCGCAGCCTGACCTGCCGTCATCGCATCGTCGTAAGCGAGTTGCGCGCCCTCGATCTGGCGATCCATTTGAGCTGCCATGTATTCCATCGCAGGAACCTCAGTTGTTGATCCAACAAAACTCGGCTGCGACCTCGCAGCACGGCCAGCTACCGGAGGGCGCCGTGGGAAGTCGCATGCGGGATTTATCGGGCGGGAAGGGTGCCCAGGCCCGCTACTGGCGACGGCCTGGGTTTGCAGCGTCAAGTTGTCCTGGTGCGATGGGGTGGCCTACCGGCAATCCGGCCGATGCGCGGTGACATCGACGACCTACTGTCCGCTGCCTGGATGAGTGTTGGGCGCAGCCTTCAGGCTTGCTGCGCCTCGCTGGTGAACCGTTCAGCTACTTCATGGCGGTAGCTCCTATCGCTCGCTCACTGGGCAGGCAGTGGCCACCTATTGAATGGGTGCAGATGGCAGGCTAGGCGGACCGTTCCTGCTCCCGGCGTTATCACCTCGTCGCGCTTTCAGCTCTACAGCCGCGATCAGGTATCCGGGGACGAATGGGCAATTCCCGCGCTCGGCGGTTCATCTGTGATGCAGGTGGCCGGTATAAGCCGGTATTTCGTCCGCATCCGTCTGCCCACTCGTTGAATGGACAGAGGTGATGCTTCATGCCGCTGCCGGCTCGTCCTTGTCGTATTTCTCTCCACAGAACATGCAGTAGCTGCCGAGCATCGACATATCCTGCTTCTTGCGGATAAACCCGCCACCTTTCTTCTTGGGTACTTGGTACTCAATGTGCAGATTCAGCTTGTTTTTCATCCCGATATCGCCGCTCAGGATCCAAGCGAAACCCTCAAGCACGCAGGTGAAGTCCTGCCAGCCTTCTGGCAGCTTGCCGCGAATATTTTCCTTTGCCGCTGCCTCTACTTCGGTTGCGCAGTCGCACATCACCAAGCCCTCCGTTGATTTCCAATGCCGCCTCATCGAAGCGGCATCAGTAAATCAGTGGGTGTTTCATCTCCACCACGCGCATCGCCGGATTCATATCTCTGGCCGTCGTCGCACATTTCGTGTTCGGTGCTGGTACGGCTGGCTTGCGTGGTTTCGCACACCCTCATGTGGAAGGTGAGGCCAGTTCCAGAGCTGGCGTGGCATCAACTATTTATTGCTCGCGCTTACCGGCTAAAACCCGGGGTAGTCGATGGCGAGGATCCTGAGCTGTTAAAGAGCGGCGGATCTCTCGACCCTTCGCAGTTGGCCCCTGATTGGGTGCCGGTTGCGATGGAGTTAAATTAACCGGCGGTTTATACATAGTCAACACCGGCGGTTAATTATTTTTTTGGTGTGATGACGTATGCTCTTGCTATACCTGTATGTATATCCAGTATTTAGGGGGCGAGATGGCGAAGGCGAACAAACAAGAAAAACAGGCAGAGCGGCGGGAGATGAGCGGAATCGAAAGGCTCGGGTTGCGGGTCTCTTCGATGATTAACCACCCGGTTGCGCAGGTTCAGCGCTGGGTGACGATCCATCGTTTGGATACGGACGGGGAGAGGGAGTGGGAAGAGGTGATGGGCCTGCTGGGTGAGACGGACGGGATCGACATGACCTTTAACGACGATGAGTCGGTGACACTTAAGTGGGAGGCGAGTGCCGAGGAAGATCGCACAGTGAAGATTGTCGAAGCAGTTGAGGAGTTCGCACCTTTTTGAAAGGCGATAAAAAGCCCGGCGATGGCCGGGCTTGTGGTTTATTCCAATCTCAGAGTTTGGATGCGTCAGCTTTGACCTTATCTGCACCTAATTTGGCAGCTGATTCCACTACTGGCTTGTTCAAGATTGAGGCGCCGAAGGTATTGATGTCACTGGAAAGTCGCTCAAGAATGATTTTTATTTTAACGCCATCCCAGACAAGGGTGTCGTTGGTGAATGATGCGCCGCCTTTCGTTTTGACAGCAGGAGCCACCACGGAGCTCGGCTGCCCATATTTTTCTGTGAAGAGCCTACTCACTTTTTCAAAGTCGTTGGTGTTGCCCGACATGGAAAAGTACTCGACCTGGCTGCCCTGCAATTTGGCGGCGAAGTGGTAATTATAGGCCAACCCAATAGCTGGCTTTCCTTCAATTGTGTAGTAGCTTCCTGCGTAAGGAGTCTCGCGGCAAAGTTGTTTCTGTTGGAACCCAATTACGCCAGGCGCACACTGAGGCAGAGATAGTACGCTGTTACTATCGAAGCTCAGACCAAGAAAGCTTGATGGTTCTTGAGACCAGCGTGCAGGCTCTGCGGGCTTCTTGGCGGCGACGACAGTCCCAGCGATACATGACACAAGCAGGAAAATGGCGAGTTTTGCTTTCATTGGTTCCCTCCAGGATTGATCCCTGACTCTACCATTCGTGGCGTACAGCCACCATGAGGCGGGCCTTCAGTTCTTTGGGCTTTCCTATTCTTCAGGCTTGCTCCCCGCCATCAATTCAACGATCGCTTTGGCGATGAATTCCGCATTAACTGCTATCACTTCCAGGTGGTCATCGATGCGATCAGAAACGTCTGCAGAACCTCGCTGATCGATCCAGACGGCAACCTCTTCAATAGCGCGACCGAGGGCAGTGATGTTCTGGTTGATGCGGTTGAGTAGGGTGGGGGCAAGATTATGCGGCATAGCTTTTCCTCCATCGAGAAGGAAAGCGTAGCCCAGGATAAAAGCTGGCGCATTCCAGGAATCGCAGGCAGAAAAAAGCCCGCATGGGCGGGCCGTTTTTTACATCGAGGTGCTGTTCCTTCAGCTGAAGTCAGCGTAGATGGCACCTGGCGGGATGCAAGACAAAATGAAAAGTCCGGCGCGGGGGGCAGGCTACAGCCGTGCGTCGCCATCGATGAACGCCTCAGGCCGATAGATGCTCTACCGAAACACGATCGGAGAATACGACCATGTACGACGACGCGAAGGTGAAGGCGTTTTCTGCTTGGTATGACTTGCTGGTGAATCCTGAGGACCGAATGAACGCCCAAGAGCAATACGATGAACTGCTGCGGCTCGCCGACAGCTATCGGGAAAAAGGAATTATTGATCCGACAGAGCGCAAGACCTTGATAGAGGTGGCGACGGCTGCCTATGCACGCGCGGTCGAAAGCGTAGGCAGAGTTTAAGCCTGACTTACGCGTGACTGGCGGTGCGATAATTGTCGCGACATAACCATTTCTTCCAGGATCTCGCGGGCGAGCCTATTGATGCCTGCGTCGCCGTGATACTGGAAACGGTCGATATTTATGATCGTGAACTGATCCGATTCTGGTCCTATTACGTCGACGGACGCGGTGCCATCTGGACTTATCGAGCAGGAAATGGTGCAGTTTGGTAGTCGGCTTGAAAGCACTGCTTCGATTTCCAGCTTGCTCAGGGTGTCCATTCGCTTTTCCGTAAACAGAGGGAGTGGATATAAGCCTAGTATTTGGGGGCGAGGTGTAAATGGTGGCAGGTTGATACTGGGCTGGCGGCGGACTGAACGAGGAAACAAAAAGCCCGGCGCTAGGCCGGGCTTTAGCCATGTCAGACAAATTATTTATGGGCTTGTGCTACTCCCCGCAGAACAGTAGCAGAAGCGGTTTGCGATCTAGCGCTGGCAATGTTCCCTAAGGACACCACGCCAACTAGGCGCTTGTCACGGTTGAGTACAGGCAAGCGGCGGAGCTGAATATCGGCCATGTTTTTGGCCACATGCTCAACGTCCTCATCCTCAAAGCAATAGCGGACGCCACCACTCATTATTTTGCTGATAGGGGTATCTGCTGCGAGTCCTTTGGCTACGCCTCTGACTGCGATGTCTCGGTCCGTGATCATACCAACCAGGCGTTCTTGCTCCTCGATCATAATGGCGCCGCTGTCGATCTTGGCCATGAGGCTGGCTGCTTCTTGGATTGTGTGGCCGGGCTTGGCTGTTTTAACGTCCTTCGTCATTACTTCCGAAATCTTCATGAAAAGACTCCTCTTAAGTGATGATTCAGTGGGCAAGGACTGCCATTTATTTCGACTGAAGGAGGACGAAAGGGGTTCAGACTCTTTCACCCCCATTGGTCGACGCTAGGCCAAGCAACACCCTATCGGTAGGCTGCTGGCGAGGGCTGTCTTGATCTCTGTTCTGCTTGGGGGTTCATCGTCCACTCTCAGCGTGAAAGCCGATCACAAAAAAGAAGCCCGGCGCTGGGCCGGGCTCTTTATGCACGTGGCCAAATCCCTTTGGCTGACTGCATTGTGTTTGGTAGGTGTGACGAAGACGTGACAGGGCAGATACGAAAAGCCCGGCGCTAGCCCGGACACCTTAGAAGATGGCGTTGCTCCGCTTCATGAATTCTAGAAAATCAACGCACACTACAGGCGGCTTCTTGAGACTGCACACAGCGGGTATTTTGTAATTTGATTTCAGTTTGGGAAGCGAGATTTGAATTTTTTCATTGGATACAAGCACGAGGCCGCTCGAGTCTGCGGATGAAATGATAATAAGGTCATTCTCACCGACGCCACCGCCATACCGATCGCCATCGATTTCCAGCAAAGATTTAATCCTTGCCGCGATTTGCAGTATCGCTGTCGTGGGGTGAATAATGCTCACCCCTCTCTCGCTAAGCCATTGTCCACACTCTGGCGCTTTATGAGCTATCTCATCGTAAGCGACCAATGGAACAACCACAATGCCGTGAGATACCTGGTTGCCGAGCCAGTTCCAGAGTCCCGGAAATTGCTTGAATGGATAATTATCCCAGGCGTAAATCATAGAGGAAGCATCAAACGCCCACATAATATCCCTTAAGATTGTGTATATCCTTTACCTTGATCCCATCAAGGTACGTACTTGCTTTGGCTAGCGTGATATTTTTGGCTGTTAGAGAGTCCAGAACCACCCTGACAAAGCCATCTCCGAAAATATGCTTTGGCTCACGGTACCTATAGCCTCGGCTTCCGCCGCTTTCCTGCTCTGGCTCTTTGATCCCGCTCCGCCAAGCTCGGTATGCGCCGTATTCAGAAGCACTGATTCTTCCCGCATCTAAAAGTCGCCGCAGAATAACCTCGCCACTTACCCCCCAGCGCTTTCGGTAAGGCGCAAGCC